AAAGTAAACTCATAAGTCCCGGCCAAGAATCAACAATGTTGATTGAGCCATTGGTGACTTCCCCGATTGCAATTAACGCATCTACGCTAAATTGTTTATTTGTGCTGTCAAAATAAATTGTCCGTTTCATTTAAGTGCCCTCCAATAGTACTTAACGCGGCCAATAACACATTTAGACCTGCTCATGTACTAACAAGCACTTCAGTAGTATAAACCGCTAGTACTAACTTTGATGCCCCATGCACAAAATTTAGTACTGAGTTGATTGTAACAATTTTTACAACAATTGTCTACAAACATTTACAATTTTGGACAGTACTATTGTTATTTTTACAACAATCAGCGTACAAATGCTTGAAAGTAGTAGGTAGTGGGTTGAGTCAAATACTCACGCACAATGGCAACTCCGCCCTGAGGTTGCCACCCATCTGCCAGTAGCTCCTGGACCATTTGATGGAACGCATCATGCGTGGCATTTACAACGCGGTATTCGCGGATCATGCTGTTATTCAACCTTCAAAACAATGACACGGGCGGGATTTTTGATCCATTAGAATCTCTTTTGAGAATATGCTGATACTTTTCTGGATGCTGTTTCATATCCTCAAGTCGTTGATAGAATCTTTCTTCAATCAAATCCATTGGATCTGGTTGATTGAAAAAGTCTTTGATCTTTTTAAAAAGATTCATTGTCAACGCCTTAAATGTAAAAGGGAGAGTTAAAGCCGCAAGCATCGTAAACACATTCGCGAACTGCGGTGTCAGTTGCTTCACCAAAATCTTCGGGGAAACGTTCGGCTAAGCTGGCAAGTTCATTATAAACTTTGGGCCAGTCTAGCTTGAGGATTCGAGCAGTCCTGACAATAGCATCAACTGCATCATTGCCAGCTTCGGTGTACATTGCATAATCTTGACTCATAGTATCTCCTTATTCGTCGACTGTGATTTTATCGCCCCGCATGACCCAAACAAAGGCCATAAACACCGAGCTCAGCTGATCTGCACCTACTGAGCGCATCATACGATAGCCTTCGCAAAAACCAATTTCTCGTTGCATAATGTTTTCCTTACAGTGTGTTAAGAGCTGGTTGCAATTCTGCAATCAATTCACGTTCACGAGCATGAGCCGCTGTCTTGCCGCGCACCACTTCCAGCAAGTACGGAGTGAAGCCTTCACGGCCATATGCGCGAAGTGCTGTACACAGATTCCAGTTCTTGCTTTCAGTGTTAGCACGGCTCAGGTGACGGTTAAAACGTCCACGCACAGAACCCAATGCGGTACCATCAACTACAGTGATACCAATGTAGCTTTCACTAGTAACTTCGCAAAACAGTTCGTAAATTGCATGGTTACGATCTGTACGGCGCTTGCGTTGTGTTGGAGTGTTTTTGCTGTTCATGTATGTATTATACGGCGATCTGGACCAGAAGTCAACCGTTTTTAAGCATTTTGAGCCAGATTTTTGGGTTTTTTGGGCTAAAACCAGCTATTTTTTGTATACTTTTGTTGTATTTTAGCTACAATTAAATTGCCCTATATTATCGATAATCAATGATTATCGGCCATAACCTTGTCTATAAGCATCATTATCTCTGCGGCGTTGTTCTTCATAATAACGCTGTCGCACCCCACGCTCGCATGCTACTCTTTCACTGCGAGTATAAAAATGAGTGCAATTATAATGAATAACTGGAGCATCATAAACAACTACCGTTCTAGGTTGGGCCATTGCATTACCAATAACCATACCAGCAGTACCTGCTACAATAGCAGTTCCAGTTCGAGTGGCACAACCACTTAATGCCAATAATGCAATAATACCAATTACAAGTTTAGTCTTCATTGTCATACTCCTCAGTTTCTAAATCAATTCGTAAATCACCGTAGATTATCAATAACTCTCGATTACTGATATTATTCCAATTTGAATCAAGTTCCTCGCCTAGTAATTCTGCTAAACGATGACATTCACGAATTACCATGTCACGCATTATCGACGCATCCGTGAAATATCAACAGCTTGTTCGTCACTGAATACCGGAACAGCATTTGATTTATGCATTGTTGCAATACCTTTTACTTTTGTACCAGTATATACCTTAGGAGGTGCGACTGTTGCAACACCAAGTCCGCTATTCAAACTTGGAATACGTGGCTCATTGGCTCCGCGGTGCATTTGTTTTGGGGCAACATAAGGCTCTGCGGCAAGAGCACGTTTGCGCTTTTTATCTTCTGCTTCGACACCCCAACGCTTTTGAAGCTCTTTCCATTCAGCATCTAGCTCACGAGCTTTTCTTGCTTGCTCTGCAGATGCAAACTTTTTCTTACCCTTGCGCTTGCCAGTGGTACTAAGCCATGGACCTTCTAAATGCATACTCATTTTGAACCTTGAGTGTTACGTTGATAGCCATAGTATAGCACCTTTTTGGGCACTTGTCAAGCCTTAAAAATGTTGAAAGATAGTCGCTTTAACAGTCGATCTGGCTCACCAGGTTGAAACGTTACAACATCACGGCGATGTACACTATTCCAGTTATCGTAAATCAACATGTCGCCATTTTCCCATTTATGCTTGTATAATGAATTGGGCTTGCTTTTGCATAGTCTAAAGATCTTTTCCATAAACTCGCGGAACTGGATAACTTCCTCGCCACCTTTTGTGACATGATGAATCCAAGTCTTGCCCTTACCGTAGCAGTTCATTCTAGGACTAACTCGTCCTGAGTATGGATTAGTTTTTAAGAATGGATACTCAGTAATGCCGGTTCCAGGTGCGTACATAAAGTGTTGGAAAATCTTAACATCGCTGTAATATGCACGTTCTTCTTCTGTAAATTGATCGTATGCAACTTCTAAATTTAACCATTCAGTTTGACCGCTGTTGTCATTTGCAGTACGTACCATGTATAGAGATCGAGCTGGGAAACTCTTTTCTCCAATGTGTGCCATATCTGCATGATAAAACATCTCAGTGTCGCGCCAATGATTGTTTGTTGTTTTAAAATAGCTAGTAGGCGTAGCTAAGTTTTCTTTGTTTAATGTAACATCAAATTTACCTGAACCATGACGGTAATCTTCAACAGTCCATAATGTACCAAACTTGCTAGCGATATTGTGAAACTGTTTGTCAGTTAAGTCGGGGCCAAAACCTTTGAGAATAATCAAGCCTCGATTGACAAGCCTATCTCGCCATACTGACGAAGACTCGTCCATAAACTCGTCGTATGAAGTGTGATATTCTGTGCACCAGGATTCGTGTATATTGTGTATTTTCATACAAATATTTATGCACCTAAAAAGGCAAGAGTAGCCTAATATTATTAGTGCCGCTTACTTTATACGGCGCACACTACGCGGTGCAGTTCAATTGCGCGGACGCCTAGTGAATCTAGCTTACGCTTCATCACTCAACCGTTTACGTCAAACGGCCCTAAGGTGGGGAGGGTAAGTCTCCTCTTGCCTTCTTTAGAGGCAGTTGAGACAAATTCTTGCTCTGTAACTGGCTTACTTCTATCAACTAATAGGTAAACTTCTTTCGGAATTCTTTTCGTTTTGTTATTTAAGTCAATTACAGAAACTGTGCCAATGGATGCTAATCCACCTTTAACAGCGTTTATGCTTGCGTGAGTGCTATGTTTTAATCGTTGTTCAACGGTCCAATAACCAGCATTAAATTCGCTATGTTTTTTCTTACGTATATCATCCCAGACTGGTGTAGGTGGTTTGCCATGTAATGTTCTGTTGGCTAAGATTCCGTTTTCGTCAATTCCAATCCTGCCATACTGCAATATATAGTGATCTTCTCTTTCATACGCAATATTTTCGTTAATAATGTTGCTTTCGATTTCTTCAATGATAGGAGATAATCCTGCTTCTAATATGTCTTTGATAATGTTAGCTTTACTGGGATTTTCAAGTCTTGATTGTTTAGTACGAATGTGATCGTACTTGCGAGTGTCTTTACCTTTCCCTATGTAGAACGGTAAATTTGTCCTTGGATCAATATATTTGTAAATGTAGTACATCAGCTATTTAGCAAGGTGGGTTTAAATTCATCTATTAAGGTGGGTTCTTTAGTTCCAAATTACCATTTTGAAACGTTCTTTAATTATACCAAAGTATTTACACTTCCAATCGCTTTGTGCAAAGAAATCAAGTCCAAACCATTCATTTTTACGAGCAAGCAATCCCCGTGCCGCGTCTGCCCAATCTATGTTTAGTAGTATAGGTTCTACTTGACTCTTGACGTTTTGTATTTCATCGTAGTTGAAACTGTCCCATTCCCAGTGTAACAGTTCAAGTGCATTGCCTTCACGATCAGCATAGTCCATAGAAAAGTCTAGTCCCCACTTTGGACGCATAGCAATAATTTTGTGTAGCAATGGAAGTTTTTGCGACCAGTATTGTAATTGTTCAAGAGCTGGGCCGGCGTAAGCCTTGCGTTCAAATAGCAAACTGTGATTTAATACAGCACCTTCTATGTAAGACTTATCTTGTACAAACCAAGGCTTTTTAAGTGCAACTATATGCTTTCTATGAGCGGCAAAGTCTGCTTCATTACTACTGGCATAGTGTTGTTCGATGTGTGTTAAATCGTAGCCATTTTGATCAAACAAGTCAATGTCTTCTGTTGTTGGGATAAAGGTCAATTTGGCAATGGGCTTATGCCAATAACCATTTGGGTCAAATTGATTTTCGCACAACTTTAACATCAGTGTTGGCTGTAAGGATTTTTAGGTGTATCGTATCCGTCATCTTGGGGATACACTGGATAGATATCTGGACTAGGAACAGGTTCTTGTAGCGGCTCTAAGTCTTCGTCATTCATGTGGCTTTTCCCCAGTTAGTGTTGGGCGGCTGAACCATAATTTAAACCAAGCGTCTGTGCCCGGCTTCACATTGTGATCTGCTTGATACCGGCCCAAGTTAGGCAATTGCGGGCTTGGTGCAGAAACAGGTTGTGCAACTGTAGTATAAACTCCAGCGGCTTTTAAATCAGCAGGATCAACATACGCATCAGGAACCCCAGGATTGTTTCCTTTAGGATTAAACATGCTAGCAGTTACACGATACTGTTTCATAGCGTATCTTCGTCGCCGCCTTCAGCGTATTCAATTAAATCCTCTACCAGGCTCCACAGGCTTTTTGACATGCGGTTTTCAGCATAACCATGTCCACCTACTGCGGCCTTAATGTGTGCCAATGTATAATGTTCCATTGAGCGATATTCTCTTGGGAGTTTGGTACGGATCAGGTGTTCAATATCTTCTAATGTAGTGCCTAGCGAATGAACAAGTGTTTCCAATTGACCAGCGAGCTGTTGTGCTTCTTCGGAACTGATATTGTCATTAATATCTTCAGCAACAGGAGTACCTGCTACGGTAGAAGCATTGGCGATACCAGCCAACTGTTGGATACGGCTAACATCATATTGTTCTTCTACGTTGACACTTCCCATACCTTCGTTTAATTGTTTGCTCATTTTGTTTTGCTCTCTTTAATTTGTACTTGGCCATCCTGTGGTGCAGATGTAGGAAAGAATGCGTTTAATTGCTTACGCATTGTGTCCATTTTAACATCAACTGTTAAACTGGCACTGTATCGTGGATCTGCCGCTTCCTTAGCATTTTTAGCAATATATCCCGACGCTTCAGTTAATTCTCTAATCTTCATGAAAAAGCCCTCACTATATTTAGCGAAGGCTTTGATTAACGTTGTTTAAGTTTATGTATAAACCGCTTGCCCATGTAGTCCATAACTGCTAGATTACTGTCTGCGGCTTCTGTAAAGTAAGTGGTAATATCAGGATGATCTAGTTCAATACTTGCAAGGGTTTCGCCTTGATCGTTTACCATGTGTATGCCATATTTAGAGCACAAGTGACGTATAACCTTGTTGCTACTTAAACAAACCATATTGCCTTTTAGTCGGTTATGAGTGCGGCACCACTGTATAACACGCTTGAATAATTGATTGCCAAGTCCTTGCCCTTGGTATTCTTTTAATACGCTAAACGCCAATTCCATTTCATCTTGTAGTGCAATGTGTCCCACTGCTACAAAATCTAGTTCGTCGTTTTCTACGCAGAATAGTATATTCTTAGACGAATCTGCTTCAAATTGATCGCATAGCTGATCAATCATTTCATCACGTATGGGATAACCAAAACGCAGGTACTTGCTGTCTGCGTCAAGTGATTTTAAATGTTTGCGATATTTTGGATATTCGCTGACTAAAACTCTGCGAACAGCTGGCATGATTTAACTGCCTAAACGGTTGACGTATCGCTTGGCCTTGTGCGCTTTAACTGCCACAATAGCTTCGTAAATTGATAAGAAAAATGATTTCATCGATAACCCCTTGTTCTTGCTAGCCCTTGTAAGAGCTGTCTTTGACGGTGTTCTAAATCAGCGGCATTTTGTGCGGCGTTTAGATATTGCTCATCCCACCAGTCCATAGAGGGCTGGTGGAACATGGAGGCAAAGAATTGTTTAATTCTAGCCCACATATATTACTTCTTGCTTGACTTTGCAGTGTATGCGTCAAAACCAGGAACTTTAAATGCTTCTAAGTTCTTGTAAGCTTCTGCGGCTTGTGTTTTGAAAGACTCTGCTAAACGTGTGTTAACGTCTACTACTGTCTTGGTGAATTCAGTTGATGCACTTGTCAATTGTGCAACCAATTCCTTGGCCAATTTTTGGTTTGATTCGAAAGTTTTTGTGATTTCTGTGAACATGCTTATTTCTCCTTTAATGTTAAGCGAGTTGTTTGGTAGCCTCTAATGAGCACTACCACTAGTAGAAACACTATCAGTGTTTTCACTAGTATAACATTATATATGTTGCGGTGCAACATCAATGTAACCCGTTTTAACGGTTTTTAAGGAGATTAGTATCAGCTCACTAATATTGTGTAAGTTGCCAAATGGTATAAATATGTTATGCTGGTTAACCAGTCAAACCCAAAGGAAACAAAATGAGATTAGTTCAAGAAGATCCAAATGGCGCTGGATTTTACAGTGTGCCAGAATCGTATATTGCCCACTTAATAGACACATACGGCGACAAGATTCAGTTTAATAAATCAGAAAATGGTTCAAGCCAAAGCAGTAGCATTACGTTTGCTGATGACGCGACTCGTTTACAATTTGAATCAGATCCAGTTGTAATTGAGCATCGTCAACTGCGCGAAGCGTATAACCAAGCCAATGGCATTGTTACACGCAAGTTTCTTGATTTATAATTTTTGAAAATTCAAGACTGGCCAAGTTTTTACATTTGGCCTCGCATTGAATATCAAAGTCTTTACTAAAGCCTGCGGCCCAATCATTTACAGCTGAATTCCAGTAAAAATCTGAATGGGCTCGTAGCTTTTGCTTTTTGTAGCCTTGCGCTAACAAACTGGCCATGTCAGGCAATACTGTAGTATCGTGTCCTACTAGATAATCTTCGCGGCTGACGCTATAGTGCATAGCAGGCCGTACACCCCGCCAACTATCCACCACTCGTTTAACGCTGTTACTGTTTGGGTCAATGTATACCCCTTCACGTATCCAATTATGATGTACGTCAAGCACAATAGGAACAATATCAGCAATGGATAAACAATCATCTAGACCCCACGAGTTTTCTTCATTTTCAATAGTAATGCAATTGCGGGCTTCTACGCTAAGACGTTGATAAGCCTCCCTAATGCCTGCTGGCCCACGTTTTCCGGAGATATGTACATTAATCTTAAAGTCCTGGAACGACTTTCCGTATCCCATCCAGCGAGCCATATCCGCATGATATTCAAATTCCTCTATTGAGTTATTAACAATGCCAGGATTCTCAGAAGCAAGAACAGTGAACTGGCCAGGATGAAAAGAAAGGCGTACTTGTTTATTGCGAGCCACTTCGCCGATTTGCGCGAATCCTCGTTCAAGTAATCCAAGCACATCCGCTCGCTTATAAAAAGCAGACCAATCAGCATGGGTATAAGCAGGTAAGATATCACTGCCAAGACGGACCATACGGAGCTGTTCATTTTGTTCTCCTACTTTTTCTACAAGTCGTCGAGTTGCTTCAATGTTTTGAACAGACAAGTCCCATAGACGTTGTTCTGCAACATCGCGTGACTGTCGTTTGAGCCAACTGATAGTAGTTGTACCAGTATTAAATCCATCTACAGATTCAAAGATCTTTTTAGGATGCGGTGCAACATACTTACAACAAAAACCTACTCGACCAGTCATACATTACCCATTAAGTGATACATAAAAATTTCTTCTTTTGGAATAACATACACATTCCAACCTTCGCGCCTATAATTTTTATAAGCAGGAATTGATCCACCGGTAGCTCTAACAGCAATAAGAGATTTACGACTGAGGTCACCAGTTTTGATAGCAGGAACAATAGTTATCGTTGTTTCATTTAATTTTACTACCTTAAAGGGAAAAGGTCTATTGTTTTGTACAGCCAAGACATAGTCACCTTGATTAATTGGACGGCACATCATATCCTGGTGGTGCTCGTTAGGCTCAACACTGACTACATTTTTAGGAGTAGTTTTCTTTTTTGGTTTTGGTTTTGGTTGTTGGCTACTGAATGATCCAGCACCAAGAAAGTTGCCATGTGGTGCCCACGCCAGTCCCCCAAAAGGTTGTCTTGGTTGTTTAGATTTTGTAGCCATTGTAAACTCCTATGTTGGTTGATATAGCATATTATAACACTATATTGCGACGATGTCAACTACCAATGCCGGACCACGCCAGCGACAATAAAACAGTTTGTAATGATGTATGATAACACAATACACGTACGAATGCAAGCAATACGATCTGATTCTTGATCAGTATTGCCTGCTTTTTCTCCAAGGGCCTTGGCCCACAATCGCCAAAATTTCTTCATAAAAAGTGCCACGAAGCAGGGGAACGAAAATAGTCAAACAGCAAAAGTCAAATATCTAGAATCAAACATACGCTTTTTGCTTAGGTATATCATCAAACATCAAGATATATTGTAATACCTAAGCAAAGCTGGTTGAGTTAGTTTTCAAGACTAATTCAGTATTGTTATTTCGCATAATGCGAAACGTATTTTCGTTTTAGTCCCCTGGACCAAGTGTGGCAGACTTAGTCTAGCCCGAGCTCGGTTAGCACAAGTGCTACCTGTTCAGGTACTTCAAACTCTGTTCGAACGTTGATGCTAACCATCTCGTCCTTGATCTTGCGTCGACGCTTGCGGATGCTTTCAAGCTCTTTCTTGGCTTCAGCAAGGGCCGCAACCGGAACCACATTTACATCCACAGTGTATTGCACACCGTAAATGCTGGCTCGTTCGTTGGCACTAGAGGCCTTACGGCTTTCAATTTCAGCCTTAAGGGCTTCCAAGTCTTGGCGCACGGTAGCTTCGCTGAACGACTTTACTCGTGCTTCGGCAGATGCCAACATGGCTTCTTCTGCCAAGTAGTCAGTGATACCAACTTCGGCGTTCTTTTTAGCTACAATGGCTCGCAAGAAGCGGTTGGCATGCATCAATCGCCCTGCATGTGCGTGGTTCTCACGAACCTTTTCCATTTGCTCATCAAGTCGAGCTTGGATGTCTGTTTCAAACAGACTTACTTTGAGAGTGGTGCTCTCAGTGCCCAGACGCTTGATTTCGTCTGTGATTGTTTGTTGGACCACACTGGCCTTGCGTAAATTAATTTTCATTTGTTTCCTTTGTTAAGTTGCTTTAGCGTATGTGACAATTATAGCAAACTTATTCGTCGTCGTCAATGATTTTTAATGGTTTTGGCAAAGTAAAACGCCCAAAACTTTCTAGGACTAGCATGCCAGTAGGATCATTGGCTCTAACAGTTCCTGCTAGTTCGATTACTTCTCCTGTTATAACGTGCCTAACTTCCGCAAAGAGCCAACGGGTAATACGTGCTGGGCGAATAAACCTGTTGTTTAGCTCTATTGTGTAAGCAGACTTACCGCCACTCAAGTCCCATATATGAGCACCCATGCAGTAGTCCATGTATGTCATCAATGCCCCGCCGTGTGTGGTACCTTGTGTATTACGATGGTGTTGATTGTTTACCCATGCAAAATGGCTAACTGAATGGTCAGGACTAAACCGATACCATGTTGCCATAGTTTTGGTTACAAAGTCCTGCCAGTGTGTGCCACGACGAGTGTAGCCTAGCAAGCGCAAGGATGCCGGCGTATATTTCATTATCCCTTTAGGATATTGCGAAAGTAATTGACAGCGGCTTCTTCAACTTGCTCAGGTGTTGCGTCATCAGCAACGTCTAAATCCAGGTCAGAGTGGCTGGCTTCCAATTCCCATTCTAGTGCTTCAGTCCAGGCTGTTGAAATTTCGTAGCTGATGATATCACCGTCGGCCATTTCAATGTCTCGTACAAGTTGGAACATATAGCAAATAGTACCGTCCGGACCCGGGTGTTCAAATACTTCGTCTGACGCAACCAAGTCACCGATTTCTTCGTCAACAATTTCAGCCATGTCTTCAAATTCATCGTCAGTTAATTCTCGCTCTACGCAAAAGCGAATAAAGTGTTTTGGTTCTTGTGTTTCCATGTTGTTCCTTATTTGAAGTCAAATCCCATATGTCGTAATGAATAGCCCGTTCGTTCTTTAGTGTAAGTTGGTTTTAATCGTTCAACTACCCGAGATTGATAACTTGAAACATTTCTTGATGTGTTTCGAATATGTACTTCGTTATATTTTTCAAACTCTGCCGCTGATTGCATTTTGTTATAAGAACCACGATGCAATACTAGTTCAGCAGGTAGTCTCGGTTTTACAAGATTGGTTGCTGTATCGCAATAGCCGTGTATAGTACCAAAAACAGGAAAGGTAAGTTTGGGCAAGTTAAACTCAGTTTCAAAAAATCCAATGTGCAATTGTCGTATTGCTCCACAGTATGTACCTTCGATGCCCATGGACTCTGCGGCCAGACACAAGGTTTGTGCGGCAATAGTTGCATCAATAATTGCTTTTAAATGATATTCGGCAAAGGTAGGCTGTGATCGTGTGCGATCATCTACTTCGATGTCATCAAGTGCAATTTCTAATCTAGATAAGTCGGCGAGCCAAATTAACACCACTGCTGAAGTGTTGATTGCAGTTACATTGTGACTATCGATGCCCCCGATTATCTGAATATTGTTTGGCGAATAGTAATTCTTTGCAAAAAGTTTGGCCTTTTCTTCAGGTGTTGTAAGTGCAATTACACTCCAAGTTTGAAGCATGCCACTTGATGGGGCACTTTGAGCAGCCGCTACTAGTAGTTCTAATACACCTGGCTCAAGAGGCTGGCCGTTGAATTTTCGTTGAGAACTTCGCCCAAGTACATTACGAATAAACTCATTTGGCTCGACTCCAGAATCTGGAACTTGACCACCATATCGTTTTTGGTAAGGTGTCATAGTATTAACTGGTTATACTACCGCGACTGGGACTAGTAAAAGGCGTGTACAGATAATTATTGGCACCACCTTGCAAACTGTACAAGTTAGTCCAGCTTAATACACCTTCGGCCAATTTGTTTTTATTGCTTGTTTCTGCAATAAACTTCTTTATGTCGTTGACAGTCAACGTTGGGCGTAGCTGTAATAAACATGCAATATAGCCAGACACTTGAGGAGTAGCTTGACTTGTGCCTGAAATTTTATTAAGATAGTAGCCTGCTCGTCGAGGATCCGGAACAGCATAAGTCTGATATGGCTCATTAGCATACGCACCCATGATCATTGTGCCTGGTGCATACACGTCAACTCGTGGGCCAGTTTCGCTAAAGTATGCCTTGCGTTCAATTGGTGGATTTGTTAATACGCTATCAGTTGCACCTACTGTAATCATACAAGGTGTTGCTGTTGGACTTGAGCCGCGGTGATAGAAAGTTTGACCCCACCAACCAGACCAGTAGTTGTTATAGTCAATGCCACCGGGCACATCAATTTTATGGCGATAGTTGCCAGCCGCGCCGACAAGGATAACACCAGCCGCGCCGCAGTTTTCAACAGCAGTATCAACGTATGTTACTCGTGCGCCATGCACAGATGCCACTTGCCCATAAGCACTGTTATAGTAACTTGTTGAATATGTTTGACCTCGATATGTAGTTGAGCTCATGCCCGAATAGTTTGAGTAATAACCCCATGAGTTAGAACATACCGTTGGACGTGTGTTGCCCTCTGCCTGTTTCTTTAAGTGGAACGCACGTACCAAGTCAAACGCAACGTCTGAGTTGATAGCACTTAGGTATTGTCCTGTGCGAATACTTGTACCGGCAAAAATTCTAATAGAGTAAATTTTAGCACCCGGAGCCCAGCCGCATGTGTTGCCAGCCGCAATACTTGCACAGTTTGAACCGTGTCCGTCACTGTCACCTAAGTAGCCACCATACGAAGCAGATGGATACACACCCGGGACACCTAGACTAGCCCAATCAAAATCAACTACACGACTGCCACCAGTGCCATCTGGGTTAACAGCAAACTCAGGATGGTCAGCTTCGATGCCAGAATCAAGTAAAATAATATCTACACCGCTACCATCTAAGTTATAGTCAAAGCTAGTATTAAGACTTGTTTGTGTTCCATAAGGATTATCTTTATGGGTGCAACGGATCAACCCCCAGTTTTTCATTGAGGCTATTGTTGAATATGGATTGCGATCGTAGTTGCCGACTCGTTGTCCGTAAAAGCGTTTTTCAACACCAGGCTGTTGGTCGGCTTGTAATTCTACCGCGGCAACTCGTGGATCTTGACGTAGCTGTTCTGCTTCTTCATTGGTTAACTCAAAATGCGCCGAGAAGTCATTGAACGGACGTTCATTGAGCACAGGCACTGCACGATCTGGGATAAAGTTATCTCCTAGACCGTCAACTGTTAGTTCGTCCCATAGTGTGTCCCATACTTGTGGGTCGGCTACTGTTACAATGTATTCCATTTGTTATTCCTTAAAGAGACGCGATGCGGGCTTTGAAATCAGCAAAATCAGCAGATGCCGCAACAATAGATTTTAGTTGGGTTTTAGTAATGGCTAACTCGCCATTGAATGTAATATCGCCAGCCGCTGTAAAGTTTAGGTCATTACCACTGGTAATGTTAACAGCACCAGTGCCAGTAAAGGCCACGTTTTGTACATTTAATTGTGTAGCGGTAACAGAAGCAAATGTTGGATTGTCGCCAATAACAGGGGAGAATTCTTCTAATAGCGGAGTTACAACATCAAGCACACGTTGAGCAGTAAAGTACAAGTTACTGCCTTCTGCCAAGTGATATGTATTCTTGGATGCAAACGCACTATCAAATCTGTCCTGTGTCCAGTACAAGTTACTGCCTTCGCTGATATGGTAAGTGTTTACAGTAGCAAGCTGATTCCAAAACTCCAAACCAAAATTGGCAGCAGGCAACTTCTCATTGATCAGTGCAGTGATGTTTGCACCAAAGTTGGCATCATCATTTAATGCAGTGGCCAATTCTCTTAGCGTGTCAAGCGTACCAGGAGCCGAATCAACAACTGCATCAACATATGATCGTGTTGCTAAGTTTGTTAACGTAGCAATACTTTCAGCCAATGCTGCCCCTGCAATTTTTACAGTTTCTTCATTTTGTACAATTACAAATTGATCTGTGGTACCAAAGCTAGAGGTTGGTTCTAGTTCGGATATCTTAACGTATTCGTGTGCCATTATTCAGCTACCCTTGTTAGTGTTATGTAAATTGTAAAGTTTCCTGTACCTGTACAATTTACGCTTAGTGTTGTTCCGTTGGATGTTAGTGCAACATCAGCAACAATATCTTCCTGAAACACATCCTCAATACGAGTAACTGTTGTTCCGTTAATGATGCCGCGGAGTTGCTTGGCAATAATGCCGCCTGCACTTTTGGCAAGTACTCGAGCATCGTAAAATTCTACGCCGTTGATCTCAATGCTATTGTTACTTCTATCTGTTGCAATACCTGCGTCTGTGCGACTTAGTACAAATTGACGAACTTCGTTGCCAGTACCCTGACCTAGAGCAAAATCACTTGAGGTAGTTCCGGCTGTGTTATTAAACGTTTTCATGGCTGACTCTTTATTAGACGACCAGTCTGCATTTCAATGTCATTTGTCGTCTCTTTTAATTGGGTAGCTACTGTTGCCAATGTAGCTAATTCAGTAAATTCATTACCAATCCAAACTTTAACTTTTTTTACAGTAGAGTTTAGATACAGTGTGCCAGTATCATTGTCACTTAATGATTTACCAGCAGTAGTAAATGCTAGAATTACTTCATCGTCTGATGCATAAACTGGTAATTTCGGAAATCCTAACAATACCTCTTTTGTGTCATGCTCGTAGCAGAGTATGTTACTGGTCTGGTTATTGTTAAACTTTCTAATAGGATCAATATAAAGACCCTGGTGGTTGGCTTTAATTTCTATGTCGCTTGTGCTTAATACAATACTGCGAGCAAACTGACTTGTTTGGCCAGCTTTTCTCCCAATGGCAATCGCACCAATTCCTTGATTACTTTCGCCTGCATGTTCTCCAATGGCAATCGCATAATCTCCCATGTTGTATTGACCAGCTTTCCTCCCAATGGCAACTGAGTAATTGTCAATAACAGTACTTTCGCTTGCATACCGACCAATAGAGACGGTATCTAGTAATAGCCGACGATTAGGTCTAGACATACGATACCTCTACTTTAACTGTTCCGCCAAGTTGTTGTCCTGTTGCTAAATCTACTACAACATCAGAACGCTCTGTTGTGATTAAACTGCTTTCTACTGAGTATGTACCAAT